ATATTGATCGGGTCACGGACCTTATTGACCTAGACATTGAGGCTGGTCAAGAAGTCGAGATCGAAGCACCGTTGCCCACGGACAGCGATGTAGAGGTCAGTTTTGGACAAGACGGCAGCGCCGTTCTTGACTTTATGCCCGACGAAATGAACGTCGAGGCAATGATTCCATTTAATGCAAACCTTGCTGAATACATGGATGAAGGCGAACTCGGTGCAATTGCTGCTCAATTATTGGGCGATTTTGAAGAAGACCGAATGAGCCGCGACGAATGGGAAGATGCCTATGTCAAAGGACTGGATCTTCTTGGGTTTAAATACGAAGACCGCGACCGTCCGTTTCCGGGCGCAAGCGGTGTCACCCACCCCCTATTAGCAGAATCGGTTACACAGTTTCAAGCGTCTGCTTTTAAAGAACTACTGCCCGCTCAAGGACCGGTAAAAACAGAAATTATTGGTATGGCTACACCAGAAGTGGAAGCCCAATCGGATCGAGTTCGTGAGTTTATGAACTATGAGATCACCTGTGTTATGGAAGAGTACACTCCAGAAATGGATCAACTGTTGTTCTATCTTCCGTTGGCCGGTTCTGCATTTAAGAAAGTTTATTACGATCCGTCTTTACAAAGAGCAGTCAGTAAGTTTGTCCCCGTTGAAGATTTGGTGGTCCCGTATGCGGCAAGTGATTTAGAAACGTGCACAAGAATTACGCACGTAGTGAAGATGTCCTACAACGATATTCGCAACCAACAATTATCCGGATTTTATCGAGACATTGAAGTAACGCCAGCGTACACCAGCACGTCAACAGTGACGCAAGACAAAGTAGAAGAGATCGAAGGCATCAGTGGTTCGGGCAACGACATGATGTACGAGGTTCTTGAGTTTCATGTCAGCATGGAGATGCCGGGTTTTGAAGACCCAGATGGATTACACCTGCCCTTTATAGTAACGCTTGACAGAACGTCTAGCGAAATTCTTTCGATTCGTAGAAACTATGATGAGAACGATCCGTTAAAACATAAAATTCCTTATTTTGTTCACTATAAATTTCTTCCAGGACTCGGATTCTACGGCTTTGGTTTAATTCACATGATCGGCGGTCTGTCCCGAACTGCAACAGCAGCGCTTAGACAACTCGTTGACGCTGGAACACTTGCAAACTTACCCGCTGGTTTTAAAGCCAGAGGCATAAGAATTAGAGACGATGAAACACCTTTAGAACCCGGAGAATTTAGAGACGTAGACGCACCAGGCGGCGCCCTAAAAGATTCTTTGATGCCTCTACCCTATAAAGAGCCAAGCGGTACTTTATTTCAATTAATGGGTTTTTGTGTTGAAGCCGGTCAGCGGTTCGCTGCCATTACCGACATGCAAGTGGGCGAAGGCAATGACCAAGCGGCGGTTGGAACAACATTGGCACTCATGGAACAGGGGACCAAGGTCATGTCCGCAGTCCACAAACGATTGCACTATGCCCAAAAAACAGAGTTTAGAATATTAGCCAGAGTTTTCTCAGAGTTTCTTCCACCCGAATACCCTTATCAGGTTGTCGGTGGAGACCAAATGATCAAGCAACAAGACTTTGACGGTCGCGTTGATGTCATTCCGGTTTCTGATCCAAACTTTTTCTCTTTTGCACAACGCATTTCTTTGGCGCAACAAGAGCTACAACTGGTGCAAAGCAATCCGGAAATTCACAACATTAAAGAAGCGTATCGTAGAATGTACACGGCACTTGGATCAGAGAACATTGAAACACTTTTACTGCCTGATCCACCTCCACCACAGCCGGCAAGCCCCGCAATAGAAAATGCAGCGGCTTTAATGGGCGCACCTTTACAAGCGTTTCCAGATCAAGACCACGATGCGCACATAGAATCGCACATATCTTTTTTAGAAAACGCGATGGCAAAAATGAATCCAATGGTAGGGTCTTCCTTACTTTCTAATATATTTCAACACGTTGCGTTTAAAGCAGAACAAATTGCTGAACAACAACTGCAACAAATGGCACAACAAGACCCACAACTGCAACAACAGTTGATGCAAGAGCAACAAATGCAACAGCAGCAAATGATGATGGCGCAACAGGGGGGAATGCCTCCTCAACCCATGCCGCCTAATCCACTAAGAGAACAACTTAAAGCACAAGTTGAAGCAGAGTTGTTGGATGAGCTAATGCCTAGAATTAATGAAACAATGGAAATGGCTCAAGGCAATGAAGGCGTGTTAGAATTGAAACAACAAGAACTTATGATAAGATCACAAGAGAACGAAGACGACAAACGCATCGCCGAAGAGAAACTAGAGCTTGAGCGTGAAAAAATGAACGTGCGGGAAGAAACCGACGAAGAGAAGATGCGCAGTCAAGAAGACATCGCAGCACTGAGAGCATCTATTTCTCGTGAAAAAATGGAACAGGCTAAGAAGAAATAATGGCAAGAACAACACCAAAATTTAATCCTTTTGATGACCCCTTGTACGACCCTATAAAGGACGAAGAAGAGGGACCCCGTACATATATTGGAGAGGGAGACCCGGGCCAAGGTTTTAATTTTAGTGATTTTATGACCGCGGCTGATGCGGAAGAACTTTTTAGAAACATGGACACTGGTCAGATTGAAGCCAACGTTTTACAAAAAATGGGCGTTCCAGATTTTCTAACAAACACTCAAGTACAAGATGCCATAAACCAAGCGCTCGGAGCAACTGACTTTCTAAGCGAAGAAGATATTGCGAGAATGATTGCACAACAAGGTGGACCGGATCTTTCTGGTTACGCAACAAGCTCAGACATTTCTAATTTTCTAAGCCAAGAACAAATATCCAATATGATTGCAAACGCTCAAATGCAGGGTATGACTGAGCAACAGATTATGGACATGATTAAACAAGTCACAGGCGGCCAAATGAGTGATGACGCCATAAGAGAACTTGTAGCCAATCAACTTGCTGGCCTAGAAAGCGACCTCGATGCTATGAGCCGACTCCAAGAGGGTTTTGCAAGCGCAGACGAAGTACAAAGCTGGATAGAACAAGCCCTTAGTGAAGGCTTCACCGCAGAACAAATACAGAGCATGATTGGTACCTATCTGGAAAACAACCCAATGGAAGGCGTGGACATTACAACAATTCAACAAATGATTGCTGATGCTACTGCGGGAGTTCCAGGAATGGATGAAATTCAAAGAATGATTGATGAGGGTTTAGCAAACGGTCTTTCTCCAGAAGAAATTAATCAAATGATTTCTGAGTATTTAGCCAGTAATCCAATAGAAGGAATTACAGCGGAGGGAGTACAGCAGATGATTGCTGATGCAATAGCTGCCGCTGGAGGCGGAGAAAGCGGAGAAGGAGGAATGTCTATGGAAGACATTCAAGCTTTACTTGATTCAGGTTACATGACCGCAGACCAGATTAACGCGTTGATGGCAGAGTCAGGATATTTAGGACAAGAGGGTGTTGACTCTTCTGTACAAGCCGCTCTTGATGCAGCTTTGGGAGAAGGCGGTGCAATCAATTCAGCCATAGCCGCAGCGATGCAAAGTCAAGGCGGCGGACAAACACCTCCCACCGATACAGACATGAACTTTACTCAGCCGTACACTCCGGGAAGTTTTCCAACAAATCCTTATGGAAACGTAAATCCCTACGCTTTGATGCAGGGCCAGTTTGCCGGAACAACTCCTTTTAGTGGAGGAACAACAACGGGTGCAGAAATGCCAACGGGTCTAGGAACACTAAACCTTGGAGACCCATCACAATATAATTTTGATATACCAACAACCCCAGGAGCAGATCTTTATCCTTCCGGAATAGACCCAAGATACTTTAACCCTCCTACACCAAACAGGCGTTTACCAGAACCACCAACAACTCCACCGGAAGAAAGCGGATATAGATTACCACCAGATTTTTTTAACACGTACGGCGGATAAAGGAGAGAAGTTATTGACAGTTTAGATTTTGCTTATAAACTATTGAAAGTAGTAAAAGAAAAGCAAGAAAGAGTACAAACGATGATGCTTAACGGCGAAGTTAAAGACTGGGAGCATTATCGCAATTTAACCGGGCAGACAGAAGCTTTGTCTTATGTTATGGCCGAAATAGATACGTTACTAGAAAGATCAGGAGAATAAAACTGTGAGTGACGCCACCACCGCCCTTGAAGAGAAGTGGGCGCAAGAAGAGGCTAGTAAAGCGCCTTTAGAAAAAGCTTACGAAAAAATTGGACAAAAGAAAACGGATGAGGAAAAACTCAATCCAGAAAAACTTTCCTCCGATTTATTAAGCCAGTTGCCTAGTCCAACAGGGTGGAGAATACTCATTCTTCCTTATCGCGGAAAAACTCAAACAGAAGGCGGCATTTATCTCACAGAACAAACAGTGGAACGACAACAACTGTCCACGGTCCTCGGTTATGTATTAAAGGTTGGCCCCTTGGCTTACCAAGACGAACAGAAGTTTCCAACAGGTCCTTGGTGCGAAGACGGTGATTGGGTGTTGTTTGGACGATATGCCGGTTCTCGTTTTGATATAGAAGGCGGCGAAGTAAAAATTCTTAACGGTGATGAGGTCATCGCTAAAGTAGAAGACCCAGAAGCAATTCTGCATAATTATTA